GCTATATTAAATCCTCTTGTTTTAAGAGAAAGGATATAGTCTTTTACTTCTGTAAAGTCTACTGATCTATCTTTTGTTGGGGTCCAATATCTTACAGCATCTACTTCTACAATAGGTGCGGGCTGAGAGTAAGTGTCTGTTACTTTAACATTCACCCATTTATTTACATGAGCCATAGTTACAGCACAATGGTCATGCTTCTGAGCTAAGTCAACGTGTATATAATATTTTTTGTCTGGGTCTGGGATAAACCATTCCTCAAGTCTACCGAAATTATCAACTGCAATCGCACCAACATTAAATGCTTTTTCTACTTTTTCTCTTGATTTAAAAAATGCATCTACTGCATCAGGTGGCATGCAAGCAAATCTTGATAGAGCATCTGTTGGGTTTGTATAGAACGCTGTTTTAAAGTCGTCAATTTTTCTAACTGGATTGATCTCCCAGGTAGGGCGCTTGATTGCATATACTTTAGGTATCTTATAAGATATGATATGGTCCTCTTCCCATTGAATCTCAAACTCATTTCCTGCTGTTCCGTCAGCCATCTCTTCGTACATCTTAAATCTATGATCTCTTATTATAGTTTCTTTTTCTCCCACGACAGCATCATATCTTTGCTGTATATAATCATTCTTAAATCTAGGGAATGACAAAAGTATAACCTTTCCAAAATCTGGAAAGCGTGAGTCTACTGAAGCCCTATACATATCATACACTGCGCTACCTGTTTTTGCTTGGTCATGTCCTGTTGTGTTTTCAATTGCAAAACCAGAGATCTCATCAAGGATTACAACTATAACGTTATACCCTTCCCATGCTTCTCTTTCCGAGTGGCCAGAATGAACTGTTATAGCTTTATTAAATTGAATTTCAGATGCCTTCGAATAGTATTTACCAATAAACCACGGAGACTTATCTATTCGGCTTTTAAAACCTTTAAAGAATACGTTCGTTGCTTGCTGTGAGTTAATGGCAATGTTAATGATATCAATAGAGTCACCAGGAGGTTTCCCGTAATAAGTCGCTGGGTCTTTTAGGCATAGAAGTAGATACACTATGTATGCCACTGCAATTGTAGAGCAGTAGTCTTTACCAGAGCCCTTACCAAGCTGAGCTACAACTTCATTGGCTGTCTGCTTAAATCTAAGACTACCCTCTTCTTCTCCAAATAATTTTTTTAAAGTTGACTCTTTGTATATCTGTGAACTTTTTTCAATAAGAATATACTGGTAATCAGACAATGGAGGCAATCCTAAATAATTTGGATCGTTTACAAATGTTCTAAGGTCGACTGGCTTTTCTTCAAACTCTTCGCCATCTAGAATATCAATTAAATCGCTAAAATCAAACGACATCGGCGTCCTGAATTACTACGGACTCTACAATACCAGTAATCTGTGATAATCTTTTTGCAACATCCATCTTACATTTTGGACAACCAGATGTAACTTCTTTTAAAATTCCAACCAATATTTCTTGCTTGCGTTCCGTCTCTGCAATCTGAGAAGCAATTTGAGTGTTTTCTAAAACACCAATAGACTGAAGCATTGCTATTCTTTTTGTCTCTATGTCTGCAATTAGCTTTAAGGCTCCAGCCTTAACACTTAGCTGGCCTGCCTGATCTGCGTCCTCTACGGTCTTCCAGGCCTCTTTGATGAGCATGTCATAGTGCTGGTCAGCACCAGATATTGCTTCTCTGGCTCGGTCACGGATATTGCTGTCGTTATGCACAACAGACTTCCATTCATCAACAAACTCTAAAACTTCTTTACGTGAGAATCCTGTTATTGATGCTATCTGAGTTGCTGAGTTACCTTTTAGTAATTCACTGACAACCTTATTCATGCGATCAAAATGGACTGCTGGCTCTATTTCATTATTCATATAGATATATTATACTTCTAGTTGACTGAAATTGCAACCTTGTTGGCTATTTTAAGCAATATCAAGTATCCAATTAAATCTTCAATATCATTATCCCCTGGGAATGCTTGATCATTTTGAATTCTATTTAGCTTGTCATCGATACGTACACGGATTTGTTCTGTTGAATCCGCCTTTGAAAATATACGAATTGGGTCTAGGGCAGAGTTTCCGTAAGACACATTCTTTTTAATTAGCATCTCTGCTATCTCAAGGCACTCTCTTATAATTTTAGGACCAGATGGGGCATCCGTTGCAATTAATTGAAGGTCTGTAATCCATGCCTGATACCCGCCAGACTTATTAGGGTAATCGCTCATTTTTTTCTCAACAATCCAAACTCTTGTAAATATCTCTGTATAGTCATAGCAGAGACACCGCACTCTTTACCTATTTCTGTAACTGTTTTTTTCTGAACAACGTACCTTCTTTGCAACCATTCTTTACTCTGGTAAAGCTTCATCGTTTAGTAAGCACCTGGTTACCATAATGTGCAATACCAAAGCTATCTGCAACATCAAAATCCACAATTTCTATACCGTATTTCTTATTAAAGTAGTCAGCAGTTCTTTGCTTCCTCATATTACGTAATTGATTTTTATACCATGAATCTGCGTATCCTGGATTAAGTAATCTTATTGCAGACTTTTCATCTTTTGTCGGATTTTTGTTGCCAATGTACGCCTGCCATGCGGACGGGCTAATAGTAATAACCTTAGCGCCAGTAGACATAAGCTCAGCAATAACAACTCCATAGACATAAGACAATTTTATCACAGCATCAGCAGATCTGACAAGTACGGCACCCTCAACAACTATATAATCACTCTTCAGTTCATCTAACATCATTGACATTTTATTCTTGGCATCATATATTTTTTCATATATGTCTTCACCGACTATATTAATCTTGCCCCATTTTAAAGGTATATCGTTTTCCATTAGACAAAATGCTATAGAGTTTGTTGACGCATCTATGCCCAGAACACGATTTGCCTTAGTCTTTACAAGACTACTTAATTTCATTTAAGATATCCATCATCATTGATTTTGATTTTATCTGAGTAGATTTTTCACAGGTAGAGCATAGCGACTCTTGATTATATCTACTTAATTGAGCTGAGCACTTTTTGCATAATCTGGTTGCTCCATTCTTAATGGCCTTCTTCTCATAATATTTTTCCATGATCCTCTTGTTGGTAGCAAGCCTGCAACATTCATCAGAACAATATTTTTGATTATGAGTCCTAGCATTAAAATTGGTAGCGCAATCTTTATTTGCACATATCATATCTTTGGCACCTCAAATAGTTCAATTTGAACAGTTCCTACTGGGGTTTCTTTGCTATAGCATTCCAGTTTAACTGGACAGTATGTACAAGGCATTTTAGATTTTGTTGATCCAGCTGGACGCATTGGCAAATCTCCGTCTTGAAAATTATCCCATACTTCCTGCATCCATAAAAATGTGTCTTCAATTATTTGCTTATTCTTATCATTCATTGAGATTGGGATTATCAATATCTCCTGAGTGTTTTTATTTTCATACAAGAAGAATCCTTCTTTTGCATTCTTTAATTTCATATATGTAAGTAGCTGAAGCATATGATTGGCTGATGACTTCATCTCTGACTGGCGTGTATCCCATACCTCTTGCTTTGCCGTTTTAATTTCACCAATAACAGTTTCGCCATCGTATTCCATAATAAGGTCTATGAAACCCCTAATGGGTGGATACTCATTAATAATTTCTTCTTCTTCTGATCTCCACTCTGGCATTGTAGCAATAAGCTTTTGAAGTCTTTCGTGAGCTTGAGTTCCTTGGGCCATGTTTGCTACCGCAACAGCATCATTGTTATCAATAAATACTGCTCCGCTAAATGCCATATACCAATATCTTGGGCAATTTCCGTGACCATATCCTAATGAGCTTGGGCTAAATGACTTCTTGGTCATTTCTCCATCGGCACGTTTTGTATTTCTGTATGCCTCATCAAGCAAGGTAGCAAACTTTTCTGGGTCAAAAAACTTTCCAGTATGTTTCTTAAACTTGAGGTTCTTTACAATATCTCTAGCCATCTATGAGTTGTACCTAACGACATACTTAAGTGCATCTACAAGTTTGTCTATGGACTCCTTTACTGAATAGTAAACGTTCTTTTTATTATTATTTACAGTTCCCGCTTTATCCTTAGCAATAGTCGAATACACAGAAGACATTACCGCAAACTTAGTAGACATTGCCTGTAACTCCATAATAAGCATAGGGGCTTTTGCTGAGGGAACATCTGGATTCATTAGTAACTTTACAACTATAGCCAAAGCTTTATCTAAATGCTCATCATTCATAAACTCATGAAGATCATTAAACTCTGTTATATCACTAATTAACTCTAAAGTATTTTTAGACTCTGTCTTAGTTTCCATTATTATTCTCCTCCCAAAACTGTATTAGTTCTTCCAATACAGACCATTCAATAATTCCAAGCCTAATTTTAGAGTCGGATCCAATTATAATTTTAAGCGCTGGGTGCATATCTCTATTTACCTTAAAGGTATCAGTACAAATCTTTGCCCAGTTATCTTTGTTTAAAGTAAAAGATTTACCAGCCTCTTTATAATCAACAAGGAATTGTTTCCATTGGGCATCGCCCTTTTGATAGTCTCCCCTGCCACTATTTTTTTGAGCCTTAGCGCCGTCTCGTTTTACTTCAGATCTTTCTGACATTACCCAAACCTATGTCTTGTTTCATGTCCATCCTTACAAGTCCAGTACATTTCAAGATTTGTGTCATCAACTAAATATGAATCCACATATAAATCACACTTAGAACAAGGCCTCATGCCATCTATCACCCTTGTATTATCTGGTATCTCTTTTGTACCGATAAAATCTTCGCCGTCAAAAATGTCCTTAAGATTTGGCATCTATGTCCTCAATTAAAGATTCAACTACGTCTGGGTTGTCACGTAGGTATGCAACGGCTTTTGCACGTCCTTGAAGGCGTTCTCCATTTACAGTATACCAAGCGCCTCCTTTTTCAACAGCACCAACCATTTCTGCAACATCAAGAGTTTCTCCTACCAAATCTACTCCGAGTGATTCTCCTTGATAGTAGAAGTCGTACTGTCCTGAAAGATTAGGGGGGCCGAGCTTGTTGTAATCAATAATCCAATTGACTGGCCTGCCAACTCTTTGTTCAATGATCTTGTCACCAACTTTAATGCCCGCTTTAATTGCATTTGCTTCAGCTTCAGAAGACCAAAGCTTAATGACTGTTGAAGAAAAGAACTTGACTGCCATTCCCCCTGTTGGGATATGGGAAGCATGCATAGATCCAAATTGATTTCTTTGCTGTGAGATGAGTACCAGTAGTGTGTTTTTGTTTGCATAATTTAACATTTTGACTGCATGAGTCATATCCTTTGCTTCTGCTCCGATTTGCTTAGTGTCTTGCAAATCTTTCATTTCATTACCATCTTTTTCAAAATAAATAGCTGGAAGCAATGCTGAGATTGAGTCTACAACAATTATATCTACTCCTGCATCCATTAACTTTGTTGCCACGTCAACCATATCGTTAACGGTTTTTGCTGGAGAATAGATAAGGGAAGATGAATCTACTCCTAGCATTTCTGCCCAAGACTGATCGTATGAAGCCTCAGCATCAATCCAAGCACAAGTTTTTCCTTCTTTTTGTGCGAGAGCAATCATCTGTAAACAAAACGAAGATTTTCCTGCAGACTTATTTCCCCAAACAAGAACTTGTCTTCCGTATCCAAGCCCACCCTTTAAAGCCATGTTAAGGCCAATGCTGGGTGTTTTTTGCTTTTCAACTTTTACATCTTGTGCGGCCCTTACTCTTGCCCTTGTTTTAGGATCTAGTGATGCTAGAATATCATCTATTGCTATAGTCATTATTTCTCTCTCTTTTATACAATTATATCATTAAAATAAATTGCCGTGAAGTGCTGGACGAACTTTATTTTTTTCTATTTTATTAAATAAAACTTCATCTAAACTGTGCTCTATAAATCCTGCATTACGCATAGAAGCATATAGATCAAGAGTTCTAATTAAAATATCAGACATCTCTTCTACAATATCTTCAGATCCTTTATTTTTTCTAATTGCTTCTAGAACCTCTGTAACTTCTGAATGAATTAAAGCTAACTTGTTTCCAAATACATCAAAATTCTTTGGTGAACTCCAAAATCCTTTTTCTATTGCAGTCTCGTGTAGTAATGCTGAAAGCGCATCTAGTCCGTAGTCCGTTACTAGACTAACTTCATTAACGCTTGAATTATTTAAAGAATTACTGTTGATCTGATTCAGCATCTTTATCCTTTAACTTAAATATAAAAGTTTGAGCATCTGCATCATAATCTACTTGAAGTTCCTTATCTTCGTTGCTTGCGCCAGCAAAGACCGAAGTAGGTACAGATACACTATCAATAGTCTCTAAAATAGAAACTAAAATTTTAGATACATTCATGTCAGCAAATATATCTTTTGGATCTTTTTCTGTCATTTTATTTCCTTTACCATCATTGTTCCATCGTCCAGTGTAGACAATGTAACCTTGCACTTCATTCCTTCTCTCATTTTTGCTAAAGACATTTTATACATTGTTGGGAAAGCAATGGCTCTAGTTAGCTCTTTATTTTTATTTGTTAAAATAAGGTGGCTCATCATCTTTCCAGCTTTTGTTTTATAAGGAGTAAACTTTAATACTATATACTCATCATCAGCAATATCAAAAGAAGATCTATAAAGATATTTTACAAGAGCGTTATCCGAAGACTCATCGATATCCTTTACTGAAACAAAGCTAGCAATTCTATTGTCTCCAACAATCATAAAGTACATCTGCCCTACTTCAATCTTTGTGTCTTCGCTATCAAATAATCCTATAGATCCAGTCTCATCTACCAACTCAACTCTAGACCATCCAGTTCCTCGCTTAATAGACTTAACCATTCCGAACATAATGAATGAACCTAGATCATCAAACTCTTCAATTGGCTTAGCCTGTGCTTTAATCTTAGGTGGTATGCCATACAAATTAAACGTTGGTATGCCTAGATACTCATAGTAGTTATCTTTTTCGCTACCAGTTCTTTGGTTATCGCCAAATGCTGCTGCACCAATTGCGTTTAGAGAAGCAACAGCACGACTGTTAATCCCACTACCCTTTTTAGAAGACTTAGTAATAAAATCAGAATAGCTTGGGTACGGCCTTAAATCAATAATTTTGTTTGCTATGTTATCAGAAATATATTTTACTTCTGCAAGGCCAAATCTAATTGCGTTGTCTTGTAAAGAAAAGTATAACCCAGACTCATTGATGTGCGGTAACAAAACTTTCAGGCCTAATCTTTTGGACTCAATTAAATATTCTGTTCTGGCATCCTTATCATTTTCGTTTTTAAGAATCGAGAACATAAATTCCAAAGGATAATAAGTCTTGAGCCAAGCAGTATAATA